TTCCGTAGACAGCGACTTTAACGAGAGCCACTGCGTTTCTCCGCATAAAGTGACCTTACCTCAAATACGGGAACGCGCGGGTCTTTGCTAACTAAATTCCCCGTCGCTTTGTTTCGTTCTGCCGGGTTTTGCACCACATCAAAACCTTCATTTTTCAAGGAGGTGTAAACTCGTTCCGCCGCCGGGGAAACGGATATATCGCTACCATATGGAAGTCCCAGCTCACTCGCTTTCGCGATAGCCGCTTTTACTAGTGCTTTTCCTTCCCCATTTCCCTGCGCCTTCTCCGCCACATCACTTCGTTCCATGCGAAAATAGCCGTTGCGCTCCGAAGCATAGGCCGTTCCGTTTTTTGTCTTAAATTCATGAACGCCCGCATCCTCATTGGCCGCTACCGAATGCTCTTTGAATAAGTTGTCAAAAGCCTCGGCCGGGAGTGCCCCGTTACCTACGGGCCCATTTTTCACGCGTGGAGGAGCCCGATACGGGGTTTCTGGCTCACCCAGCAGATGATCGGCTAAGCCGAGCGCCGCTGATTTAGCTTCAGCTTGCGACTTGAATGCTACGCCCTCCGTTTCACCATTATGGCGGACTTCAAACATGCCCTTGCGCTTCATCGAAGGTACGATCTCAATGCCCAGGTCTTTCGCCAAGTCAAAACCAGGTGTTGGTCCGCCGGCCAGGGCCGGCGAGCCGCCTTGCGGCAGGGTCGGGGCTGAACCCCCATTTTCTTGCACCAGGCTAAGCTCTGGCGGTTCGACTACGTCCTTGCCGCTGCGGATGGCTCGAAGCTCGGGAAATAACTTGGTTCCGCGCACTTGCTCAGACATGCCCGGCGCGCGTGGGTCGTTGCCGCCTGGTATGTTGCCAGGGGTGACTTCCGGCGCAAGCCCTAGATCGCCTGCCAAGTCAACGCCGGACGGCTGGGAAGCTTTAAACGGCAAATCGCCTCGCGATGCCGGCGGTATTTCCGCATGCAAGCGCGACGGGGCTTCCGGCAACTGCTCCGGATTGAAAATTTCGTCAGCAAGTGAAAGATCGCCTGCGCGCTTCTGCGCTTCAAGCATGGCCGATGACGGTGTCTTGGGTAATTCGGGCGGCGGTTCAGGTGCCGGCGGCGCGGGCTTTGGCGGTTCCGGCGGCTTGGGGAAATACTCACCAAGTTGCGCCTGTAAGTCAGTCGCGGGCTTCCCAAGTTGGTTCTGGTAGAAATCGGAACCTAAGAATTTGCGAATAGCCGGGCGTACGCCCGCACTTGCTATGTCCAACGCCGGGCCGATGCCGGGTACTACTCCACCGCCACCTTCGTCAGCGATTGACGTTGGATGCTTGGTGACATGCTTAAACATGTCTGCGGAATCAGCCATTATAGCGAGATTGCCGGTTAGGGGTACACCTTGGTTCCGCAAACGCAGTAGTACATGCCGGTCCACTTGCCCGCCTTTAAGCGCGGTATCCACATCGTGAATTTTAGCCAAGCCCTGACGGGCCCCCGCAAATTCCTGCATCAAGGGGGCTTGGCCAGACGCTTCAAGCTGGCGACCGAGTTGGGCTTCTATAGCATCCGCAATTTTACGTTGCGTGAAACCGAAAGCCTGCATGTTTGGGTCATCCGACCGCCCGTTTCGCGCCGCTTCCCGGCGAAGCGTGCTGATCGATTTAACGGTATCCGGACCGCTCATTGCCCGGTCACTGTACTCGCTAATCGCTTTAGCCGCATCCGCTCGCGCATCAGGGTGAAGCCCCTCGCGATCTGCAATCGCATATAGATCGGCTTTTAAACTGGGGTTGGCGCTATCAAAATCCCCAGCCGCACGCCCAACCTTTCGGTAGGTAGCCAAATGCGGCGCGCTTTTTTCGTCAAGGAATTTTTGTGTAATGCGGGGCTCATTACCTGTTCCGCCAAGATCAATAGCAGCCTTGGACGTGCCGTTTTTAGCGTTATGCTCCATTAAAGATATACGCAGTTGCCGCGAACCCGCAACCCCTTCAGTTGCGCGCGTTGTCTTAACTGACGTTTCCGGTTCAGCCTTAGCCATATCCGAAGGGCGAACCTTGTCACCGAAAGCACGTGCCGCGGCTACCGGGTTTTCGTCCATTCGGCCTAGTACTTTCGGAATTTCGGCGACGGCCGAACCTTTCAGCCCTTTTAAAGCGGGAACGGCCATAGCCGCGGTATTCAAGCCTGCTTCTATCCGGCGAGGGTTTACCCCGGTTACGTCGCCAGCGACGTTACTGACTCCGGATACTACATCTGTAAGCGGTTTGCTTATTGCTCCGACAACATCTGTAATCGGATTATCGCCCTCAAACCTCGGCACTTGAAAAGCCGGGTGTTCTGGGTCAGAACTGAACAAATTTACTGGTTGCTGCAATGCGCCGCTAGCCAGATTCGCAACGCCCTCAACCGTCATTTTGGCATTCTTCAAAGGGTTCAAGGATATCGCTGAACCGTATTTCTTAGCCGCTTCGCCTATACCGGAAGCCGTTTCGTTTACGTACTTTTTGCCGGCGTCGCCTATTCTACCAAGCGTTGCCGCAAACCCTGAGTCTTCAGCTGGCGCGGACGCGCCCGACACCTGGAATGGCGCGCTAGGATCAAACTTCGGCTTTGCGCCACTATCCGCAGCTTGAAACGGTTGCGACGGGTCGAACTTCGGCTTGCCGGCCATTATTCATACTCCCCGGTCGCCTCGTTCAGCACGTAAGTATGGCCGTTTTGAACGACCGACTTCGGCTTTCCGGTCCCCGGCGTAGTTCCCGGGGAACTATTGGCTGGCTTCTTGGGCGCTAAACCGGGATACGTATCGCTGAAAGCGTTGCCGACGCGTTCTTTCACACCTTTTGCATAATCCGCGAGGCTATGCAGTTGTTCACGCATGTCGGCTACCGACATATTCTCATCCAATGAGGCCAAATTGTTTTGCAACAGTTTCTGCTCGTAATCGGACACGTTACCAACCGCGCCGCCCGTTTTCGAATTGTCGCGAAGGTCTTGCAATACCGCAAACCCGACTTGCGAACGCAGCGTATTAAGCTGAGCGCGAATGCGAGCACCTTGGGTGCCGGGGATTTTAGCAATGGGCTGGCCCAGGCCAACCGCTTCCCATAACTTGTCATCATCAGCCAGCTTGGTTGCCAAACCGCTCATGCGATCCATTTTGTTACTTGCGTTTGCTAGGCGTTGCGTTGCCGCGGGCAGGTCAAGCATGCGTTTCGCTTCGCCGGTACCCGCAGTTTTTGCTCCCGCGTTAGCCTGCGTGTTCGCGGCCACCGTTGCCGGATCGACAACGGCGCGCGGCTGCGCCCCCGGTTGGCGGCCGACTGAGTAGGGCACGCCCCCACCCATGACAATTTTGTCGGGCTGCGCGTATGTGCGGAAGCCCTCCTTCGACTTGTCGTCAGGAAGCGCCGTTTCGAAATTGAAGTTTTGTATAGCGGGGGTACCGCCTTCCGCGTAGGACTGCACTTTACCCTGCACGCCACTAGACGCGGCAAGCCGATCCGCAAGAGACATGTCCTTATCGGCTAAGGTCTTACGGAACCCTTGCGTTTGCAATTCGCCGCCACCCTTCGCCAAGGATTCGAAGTTACCTGCCCCTGCTATGTATACGTTCGCCAGTGCCGCAGCTTTTTCAGGCGAATCCGCTAAGCCTGCTTTGAAGAAACTATCCGCAAGGGTATCCGTCTTTTCTTGTTTCTGCGCTTCAGCCTTGGCCTTTAGCTGCGATGATTTCGCATTCGCAAGCGCTTCCTCGGTCTGCGCACTCAAGTGCGAGGCCTGACCTTGCTGCAATTGGCCCTGGTAAAAGGAATTCTGTGCGCCAGCCCTATTGCCGCCCGCGAGAAGGTCACCAAGTTGTGCGAAGCCGTTCGGCATTACCTGCCCCCATCGTAATAGGATGGACCTGACGGCTTGGGAGTCTTCGGGGGTTTCGTGCTAGCGTTGCTGGCAAGTCCCGATCCCACGCCACCGAGAGTACTACCAAGAGCTTCCGCCCAAGGATTTGGCTGGATCGTGCGGGCGCGTAATTGCGACAGAAATTGATCCGCTTGCGATTGCCGTTGCGTTTCGCTAAGGTCGCTCCCGAGTTGGCTCATACCCTGACGCTCTTGCTGACGCTGAAGGGTCGGCGCATTGATACGCGACAATAGTGCGGCCGTGCGCGTACCAAAATCGGTTACCTCTTTACCAGCGCTTGCCTTATCTGTTGCGAAACGACTTCCCCCAACTTCGTTCGCTCCGCCGCCGGCCTGTGACCGCGATTGCTGTAGCTGGGTCATAAAAGCGTTCAATGACGCTTGACGCGCAGCTTCCGGGGTTGACGCTCCGACTTTGTCGATTTCCTGGTTGACTTGTGAGGCCGCTTTACGTTGGTCCGCCGCTTGCGAGATAATGCTCTGCGCGGCATTCTGATCCTGCTTTACCGCAGTATCGTGCTGGTTCTTAGCATTGATACCGGCGCCGAGCGCGCTTAAGCCTAAGCCAACTGCTGTTTCAATACCCATCGTTAAAATCCTGGTTTGCCATAAAGTGAACCGAGCGGCGCCGTGCGCCCCGCACGCAAGGCCGCCTGATCCTGTTGCTGCTTATACGTTGCAGCGGAATTAGCGAAAATATCCCCTAAGCCGTTCGCCGTAGCATTCGCCAGCGCACCCTGCGTACCGCCGCGTAAAGTGGCTGCAGCCCGCTCGCCCGCGGTCGTCGCATCTAGCCCGTTCTGTGCCAATTGGATGAGTTGTAAGCGTTGCGAGTTATCTTGGTTCTTAAGGTCTGCTAGTGCGCCCTGCGCCTTATCTTCCGCCGTCAGCACGCCGCGCTGGTATTGCGTGCCTAGATCGCGCGTTGCATCGACATCGCGACTGCCGCCAGAAAGTCCGCTTCGGGCCGTCGCAAAACGTGTGTTGCGGCCGGCAATTGTCTGCTGGTCGTTTAAATCCTGGCCATATTTCGATCGTACGGCGGATACGAAGTCCGCGTATTGGTTCTGACGCTCTGGGGTATCGAAAACCTTGTTTATTTTTCCGATTGACGCCGCGATGCCGGCCTTACGCTCCGCTTCCGCTGCGCGTGCAGCGTCCGCCGCTGGGTCGCCTTTATGACCGAATAGACCAAACGGGTCCGTACTACCTGGGTCTTTTCCCGTCGCTCTGGACACAATCTGGTTTGCGCCGCCTGTTAAGCCGGTAACAATACCTTCGTTGTTATGCGTGCCCATTACTTTTCTACTCGCAATCGCGCGAACATAATCGCGTCTTGACCGTCTACGCCGTACGCCTCAAGTACCCCCTCTTGACGCAGCCCTAGGACATGATACCATTTGTGAGCCCCGATTCTACTACGAAGTGAGATACACTGCAACCGGTGCGCCCCGCTTTTTAGCATTACGCCCATTGCTTGACGCACATAGCGCGTCGTTTCGCGCCAATTACGGGGTTCCCAGGCGGCAGGTGTACTTACCATCCAATCTTGCCACACGCCACGGCGTATTTCTTCAAATCCCGCCGCAGCTATCGGCTTGGTTCCGTCAAAGAGTGCCCAGCTAGGCCCAGGGTTAAAAGAAAGCGCCGCGGCGCACTTCAAAGGATCATACGCCACCCCGTGAAACGCTTCGTACTGCTCCCGCTCGTCCGCCGTCATTTCATGGCAGACCTGAAGTAGGTCGATCAAATTCGGCTTTTGGTAAAGAATTAAGCTCACGAAGTTATGCGCCAATCTTGGACGTACATACAAGCGGCCTGCCATTCCCACATCTGATTGGCCGCAAAGACGATTTTGAGATCGAATGAGGGGCCCGTGACGGGAATAGGTATCATCTGCGCAGGTAACGTATCGCCGTCAATTGCGTACGCCGTTGTGCGTTTGGTAAGGTCGCGCTGATTGTACCCAATACTTACGGTAACCCCTTCCGGTGCATCCGCAACGAGATCGAGCCCGACAAACTGCTTCTCGCGCCCCAGCGTACCGAGGTCCAAATGAGGGAACTGCATAATTCCTTCGAAGTCAACGCCCGTTTCTTCTACGACGAATTCTTCGAGCAAAATGCTGAAAGTCGTGACTCCGCCCAAAGGGTCTTCCGCCAGGGTCCATTGGTACACTTCAACCGCGGGGTAGATCACGCTATTCAAAGTCACCGCGCCTACGTTGCTGTGCTCAGAATCACCAACGCTCAATCGCTGTAACGCTTCTGCTGCGTAAGGGTTGGTGCCCTCGCATAGCTTCAATGTACTAAACGCCGTATCCCCGTCACCGTGTATATCGGACAGATAAAGTTCGAACTTACCGGAATCCAGATTGTACGCCGCAAGTAAAATGGTATGGATAGCCAGAGTTGTCGAGTCCTGACTGCCAATATCGTGAAAAGGGTCGTAGCCGTGATACGCCATAGTTAATTTCCGGGGCCGTCTGTAACATCGGTCAAAGAACCGTGAGGAGTTCCGACGTTTCCGTTTCCGGATTCGTCTGTCATATCCGTAGCGTTGGTGAATGGGTTGGACGACCAAAGGTCGGTATCCCGCACCGCAGTCGAAGAATCTTTTTCCGCAAGCAGTTCAAGTTCTGTCAATTCGGCAGTCCATCGGCGGAATTGCGTAAAATCCCCGGCTAGTCCAAATACTATACCGCCAGAGTCGCCGTAAGCCCCTGCAACGCAAACGTCTGGCGTATGGGTATAGCTGGTGGAATCGCCCGAGGCAGTATTGTCCGCGTCAAACGAGCTGTCCTCTAGGTAGCACCATCGTCCTGTTGCTACCCCACCCGTGTTGGTTATGCACCAAAAGAACCACCTATCCAAATCCGGTAGATTAACACCTGGATAACCATTGCCGCCCGCGGTAAGTTCAAAACCCGAACTTGGATATAGAAAAATGATAGCTAACGATACCTGAGGAAATACAGGGTTTCCGGATTCCGCAAACGGTGTCCGGAAAGCGGAATCATCAGAGACCCGCGCCCAGCCGGTTACCGTGTAGTCGGTTATATCGTCCACTGAAGGCAGCGAAACATAATCCCCATCCGTTTCAACGTGAATCGCCTCCGGTACCAGCGGCGCTCCGCCGGCCGTAAACACCGAAATCGGATCAACCACATCGTCCAACGTAACGTCGGAGTCCATTCTCCATATTTTGTCGGAAGCTGTACGCAAAATAAGGTCGTTCCCGTCAAGCGTCCAGTCGGTAATAGCCTCGGGGAATACGTACCGGCTCCAACTGCGTGCTTTAACGCCGTTGATGGTGAGCACAAACGCTTCCGGCCCGAACAGTAACCAGTATTGCCCTGCGAACGGCCAGTACAGGCCGATCGGGGTGTAGGTCCCCGCCTTAACTTTTGGTTGTACCAACGAGTCGATCGGCTGCCCAACGCCGTCGGCTTGAAGATTCGTACTGGCGCCCGCGATACTCACGTTGCGCACACCCTTCGCGTTTAGAAAGGCTAAATCGTTTCCGATAGGTTGGACCGTACGCGGATACGTACAACTAATGGGTACTGCGTCAAGCAGAGCCATGTTAGCCGGGTCTTGGTCTACCTGCCACATCTGGAACCCCGTTGCGTTGAACGCAACCAGATTGCTTCTGTAGAGTCCCAGGGCCGCTACCGGTTGGGAGCCATACGTCTGAAGACCAAATGGTAAGTAGCCTGCGTCATTAGTGGTCGACCAATCCAGCGGATTGATGGTTGCCGAAAACGAAATTATGTCGACGTCACCAGCGAAGACCTTGGATGCGGCAATAGCTACCGGAGTGGTATTAGGACATTTTGTGTCCGAAATAACGCCGGATACCCCCTGCCAAATTATAGTGTTGTCCGGGACGTTAGCGCCAACCGCTGTAGGCCAAGTCGGTTCTGAAGACCCGGAAACCAGAATAGCATGGGCTTCGTAAGTGACGCGTGTTGTAAGGACCGCTTCCCAAGTCACTTGATTGTCGACAACCGTATTGCCCAGTACCGTCGGCCATGTAGGTTCTGTATTCGCGCTGAACCCCGCGTTGGTTTGAACTGCTTTGAAGATCAGGCCATTCGGGGGCGTCGTGAACGCGTAATCCCAAGTGCAGGCGTCGACCAAAATGTTATGTGAGCCGCTATTGCGGAACGCACTGAAACCGAACTTAGCCGTGGCTGCTCCGGCGGGGGCTGTTGCCGTTACGCCTGAAGCGTACCACGCACTGCCCCCGCCGCGAACTATATTGCCCTCGGATGCGGTAATGAGCATATCGTCTTCGTCGTACCAATACACGCGCACCGCCGCGCCGCCTTGACTCACACCATTACCCGTGGTGTTAATCATGCACTGCGCGG